TGTAACCGGCTTTACTCTTACACTTTCTCTCGGATCCTCCCAGATTCAGGTATCCCCGGATGTTCCTGTCACCGGGGTTTCTGCCACCTTTGAACTAGGAACTCCGACTCTGGAGGTTCTGACTCTCATTGAAGTATCCGGTGTATCAGGTGAACTCGCCCTTGGTTCCTTTAATCCGGCCATCGAAGCAACCGTAATTGTAACAGGGGTTCAGGCCCGATTTGAGACTGGCCGTATCTTCTTCTGGTTCCCTGTCCCGGATGTAACCACCAACTGGAACGGAGTAACCCCAGTATCCACCACATGGACTGACAAAAACCCGGTATCCACCATCTGGAAATCTGCCGCCTAATTGGCCCCTAATTTAAGATATGATAGGATCATCGTATGGCTACTGTAACCTATTCATCCCTTGTCTCAGCAATTCAGGAAACTGCGGAAAATACAGGATCCGAATTTGTTGATTCAATCCCCAACTTCATCTCCAGAACAGAGAAGCGTCTGACCCGTGACATTGATCTTCAGGGATTGACCAAGTTTGCCACCACGAATTTCGTGACAGCAACCCCCATTTACCAGAAGCCAACCAATGCCCTCATTGTAAAAAACCTGACCATCACCAGCGGGGGCTCCAGAATCAACCTTGTCATGAAGACAAAGGAATATCTGAATGACTATTGGCCAGACAGAACCTCTGTAGGCGAGCCACGATACTATGCCAACTATGGCACAGAACTCCTCGTTGCTCCGGCTCCTGCATCAGCATATCCTGCTGAAATTTCTTATGTAGTGGAACCGACTGCTCTGGCCTCTTCTACACAGGAAGAGAACTATTTTACCCAGTATTGTTCCAATGCTCTTTTCTATGGATCAATGGTAGAAGCAGCGCTCTTCATGAAGAATCCCACTGCTACAAACATCTGGGAATCCTTGTACGTTAGAGAAACCGCAGCCCTCAACAATGAGGCCCGTAGATCCCGGAGAGACAGCATGGCTATGCCTGCCAGTCCTGCCGGGGGTCCCAACACTTTAACAGGAAATAACTAACATGGCATCAACCTATACAACCAGAGTCCGTCTTGAGAAGCAGACCCCCGGTGAAAATGAGAATACATGGGGCACTATTCTTAATGGAAACGTCATTGATCTTGTTGATGACTCCATTGCTGCATACACCACGATCACTGTTTCCTCTGTTGATGTCACCCTGACTCAGGCTGATGGTTTCGCAGATCAGGCCCGTAGTGCTTTCCTTGATATCACCGGTACCCTGACCGGGAATGTCAACGTACTTATTCCGGCCCTTTCCAAGGGATATGGTGTACGTAACTCCACCTCTGGCTCATTTACCGTAACCATGAAAACCGCCACGGGTTCTGGCATCGCCATTCCACAGGGGCAGGTCATCAGCGTCATCTCTGATGGTGTCTCAGTCAGAGACGTCGAGATTGCCGGTATCAAGTCAACCGCCAATGTAATCAATGTATCTGTGGGTTCTTCCCTTGTAGATATCAAGGTTCCCATGGCTGTATCCGGGACTGTCTCCATCGGAGGCGGCCTTGCCGTTTCTGGGATTGTTTCCGTTGGTGGAGGCATTGTCGTATCCGGGACTGTTTCCATTGGAGGCGGCCTTGCTGTATCTGCTTCTTCAACCATGGCAGCCACAACATTCTCCAGCAACATCACCATGAATGCCCAGAGTGATGTAAGATTTGCTGATGCTGATAGTTCAAACTATATCGCTCTTCAGGCACCAACTTCTGTTTCTGCCAATGTTACCTTTTCACTCCCGGCCTCAGATGGTTCATCCGGAGATGTCATTCAGACAGACGGCAGCGGAAACCTAAGTTTCACCACTATTTCAACAGAGACTATTCCGGCTGGCTCAGTTATGCCTTATGCAGGATCAACGGCCCCTTCTGGCTGGCTCCTTTCTTATGGTCAGGCAATCAGCAGATCAACCTATGCAACCCTGTTTGCAGCCATCGGGACCACGTATGGTGTTGGTGACGGGGCAACAACATTCAACGTCCCCGATCTTAGAGGTCGCCTTGCTGCCGGTCAGGATGACATGGGTGGTACTTCTGCTAATCGTCTCACAGGTCAAACTGGTGGTGTTAATGGTGATAACCTTGGTGCAGCTGGCGGCGCTGAGACCCAGACACTTACTACCGCTCAAATCCCAAGCCACACCCACGGTGCGGGGTCGTATGTTGCCAATATCCAGGGGCCATCAGGTGGTGGTAGTTCAGGTTACCTAGGCGGCGGCGGTAATGCTACATTATCGAAAACGGTTTCTGGTACATCAGGTGCTACTGGTAGCGGCGGGGCACACAATAACGTACAGCCAACAATTATTCTCAATTATATCATTAAGACATAACCCATGCCTGATTTTACTGACAGAGAACTAGGTCAAATGGAAGCCCGGATTGCAGTCCTTGAACAGGAATTGCATGGAGTACGCAGGGACACCCGTGAAATTCTCACCACTCTCTCAGAAGCAAAGGGCGGCTGGAAAACCATAATGATGATTGCAGGATTCTCCGCTGCCATGGGCGCTTTTGTTTCTCAGGTTCTACCATTTCTTCCGATAAAGTAATCAAGATATGTCAACAGATACGATCACAACCAAGTTTAAGTTTGCCCCTACCATTCTTCGTGATGACACACAATACGAAGCCGAGGGCGGCTGGTATGATGGAAACCGTGTCAGGTTCCGTAATAGTAATCCTGAAAATATCCGGGGGTGGAACAAGAGGGTCACAACAGCACTCACAGGAACTCCCCGTGATATCGAAATCTGGTCAGGTCTTGACCAGAAAAACTATATTGCATGGGGTACCAACAATGCTCTTCAGATTTATCAGGGTGGTAATATTTCCGATATCACCCCTATCACCTCCAGCACTGTTCTGTTAAATCAGATCAGCACCTCCGCTGGTTCTTCATCTATCACTGTATCTCTGACGGGTCATACAAGGGCATCCGGGGATCGTATCGCTTTTACCAGCATGACCGCCACAATCGGTGGAAATGTTTTCCTTGATTCTACCTACACCATCACCACGGCATCTGATACCAATCATTTTACCTTTACATATACCACGGTAGCCGCCGCCACATCTGCGGATGCCGGTGATGTTACCGCCAATTTCCTTCTTAAATCAGGGTCTAAATATAATACCAACGGTTTCGGTTGGGGTGCGGGGTCTTATGGCACAGGCACCTATGGTACCCCGGCTTCAACGACAAACATTGTGCTGTCCATGCGTAACTGGAGCATGGACACATTCGGCGAGGATCTTCTGGCCAATCCCCGTGGTGGCTCAATCTATCTCTGGGATGCCACCTCTGGTACCAATGTGAGGGCCCAGCTTATCTCTGCCGCCCCTGTATCTGTCAATGGTGTCATTGTCTCAGAGAAGTCCCGCCATGTCATCGCCCTTGGATGCAATGACATCAGCGGTAACTTTGATCCCATGCTTATCCGCTGGTCTGATCAGGAGGACTATGACACATGGACTCCCACCGTGACGAACGCAGCCGGTGACTTCAGGATCCAACGAGGAACCAAGATCAATCAGGGTATCTACTCCCGTGGTGGTATTCTGGTTCTCACTGATTCCGCCCTGTATGGCATGGCCTATGTAGGACAGCCCTATATTTTCACCATTGATATTCTTGGTGATCGTTGTGGTTCCCTTTCTCCCCATGCTGCCAAGGATTTCAGCGGATCACTTTTCTGGATGGGCGATGGTAACTTCTTTGTTTATAACGGCTCTGTCCAGATTCTCCCCTCCTCTGTTCGAAAGTATGTATTCAATGACCTGAATTACGAGCAGAAGGAAAAAGTATTCTGCGGCATCAACACAGAGTTCTCTGAAATCACATGGCTGTACCCCTCCGCTGATTCTCAGGAATGTAACAGGTATGTCTCATTCAACCCTGTTGAAAACTACTGGGTCTATGGGGATGCCTATTGGACAACATGGGATTTCGGCGAGGGTATCTTTGATAACATCATCACAACAGGTGTCTCAGCCGGAACTGCCTATCTGTATAACAATGAACCTGAAGATACATACCATGCCGTCATCGGGGATAACCAGCTAATCGGATATAAGTCCTATATCCAGAGTGGTGACTTTGATCTTGGTGATGGCGATGAGCTTCTCTTTGCTGACAAGTTTATCCCTGATTTTCAATTAGCCGATCCCGGTGGAAACAATAATGATCCAGAGGTAAATATCCTGATGGGGGCCAAGCAATACCCAACGGCCACCACGGTTACCAAGGGACCATTTGTAGTCAGCGCCTCAACCAGATTCCAGAATATCAGGCTCCGGGGACGACAGGCCAACCTCAGAATCTCCACCAGTGCCATCGGTACTTCATGGAGACTTGGTACCTTCAGGCTTGACCTTGTACCAGATGGAAAGCGCTAATGGCTATCAATGTAGGTAAATCAGGAAGCCTCTTTGTCAGATACCCCGGAGCCCCTCGTAATTCAACCCCGGAGATGATTGCGGCATGGTCCCAGTTAATCAGAACTCTGGAGCTACGGGATAACCAGAGCAATATTCAGGCTGCTTCTCAGAGTCCCTACGTCATTTCTAATGTCTCTGTTAACAGGACATATGATGTAAATGCTGGGGAAATCTCTGTGTCTGTGGTTGCAAATGCCCTTGGTACTTTATTGCAGGATCTTAAACTAAAAGGTATTATAGGATAATTAACGGAGGAATTTACTGATGTCTGGTTATGGTAGTGATTCACGAAGAGTGCGAGGCTTCAAGTGGGGCGGTGATACTGGCCGAGTAGGTGTT